ATGAGTATTAGGCGCCTGCGCAATCCCCCACCCATTCTCATTGGGCAGGGTCATATCGTTGATCAATTCTTGCTTCGAATATGTCGTCGTACCAGCTGAGCCACCGCTAACATCAAGAGTCGGCGGTGGAGTCAGGCGGAAGGAGGACGTGCGCACAAGTCTCGTTCCGTCGAGTGCCAGGCTAGCAGTTACGAATCCGGTACCACCACCAAGCTTTATCGGCACGCTCGCATAGACCGAGCTGTTGCTCGCGTTGCGAATTATTACCACGCAATTGCTACCGGTAAGCGCATCAGCAAGGTTCACCGACGGCGGCTCTACGAATTGAACTGGAATCACCACCCCTGCAGAGCTATTCGCCAGGGTGCCCATAACGGTCGACCGATACTTCACCGTGGTACCTACCGCGATCTCAAAGATCGGGTTGGTACCAAGCAGCGCCGCTACGTCGGTGCAATACTTAGCCTTCTGCTGGCCAACCGGCAGAGCACCGGCGGCAGATATCAGCCCAGGGACGTTGAACCCGACGAGGGTAGCAGTCGTCACGAAGCAGCCTCCTCGGCGAAGGGCTGCGAGATTCTTATCTCACTGATCGTTCCGCGGTGCACCACGAAAGGTGCATCTACCGGCTGATTCGTATCTGGATCGCGCAGAAGGGCCCAGGTATGAACCACGGCGCCCTCGAGGTCGGTATTCAGGGCCAGGCTAATCAGGGCCGGGTCGAGACCACTCAGCACCAGCTCGCCGTTCTTGGCCTCGAGGCTCGCGCTCTCCTCGGGGAACTCCATGTCGAGAAGGTCTCCCGCGCCCAACCAATCGACGCCCGCCCAGTGCTGCGTATGGACGCCTGAGCAGAGGTAGATATTGCCCACCGGCAGCGGAAGGGTGATCCTCACCAGCCAGGTAAGGTTCACCCGGTCAGCGTTAATCGCGTTGCGGTTGGCGGTCGTCAAGAGTCTCATCGCATCGGAACCTCAATCAGCCCGACCGTGAAACCTTCGCCCATGTTCCCGCGCGTGTGGAAGGTCGGCCGCTCGACGATCATGCAGTCGAGGTAAGGTTTGCTCCAGGTGACGATCGCGCCGCCGTTCGCTGCCCGACGTAGAGGCGGGGTAATCTCCGCGGTGATCACCGAGCCTACGGTGAACGCGTTATGAATTAAGACCAACTGCTGATAGTTGTTATTCAGCGTTACCCCCACGAAATCACCAGTCAGCAGCGTTGACCCGGTAGTCGTCTGAACCCCGATGGCGTTGGCGCCTTCGCCGTGCAACGCAGTCAAGGTAGGCGAACCGCGCAACGTGCCCGTAGGCACTGAGTGATCGGCAACCCAGACTCGAACTCGGTGTGCCTTTGTTCGAAGGGTCAACCAGAAAGCTCGCACCGAGCGATATTCGCTTAGAGGCATGCCGCGGTACTCAAACCCTACCACCCAGCAGTCACCAGGAAACTCCACGGTTTGAGTCGCGAAGTTCAACTTTGAGCGGTTTACCATTACGTTTTCGAGAAGGTCGATCTCGAAATTAGTAAAGTACCGCGAATGCCAACTAGGAAGTGCATACACCGTCATAGCTTTACCTCGTCGTACGCCGTTGCTTGTTCGACATGGTGCGCTCGACGACCGTAGTCAGAATGCGCTTCATCTCCATCGGGCTCGGCTGATTCGAATTACCGGGCGGCATATTGATATGAAACTCGTTATGCACAGGCCCTCCACCGCCGCCACCTTCGACCCCAAGCTTGCCATTGCGGCCCCGCTTTAGGGGCATGACGGCCTCCGGGCCAGCCTCAGCCATGAGACCCATGCCGGACGCGAAGCGGAACATGGTGGGCCTCGTATAGACCCCGGAGGACAGGCCGTTGATGCCGCCCATGAAGGTGCCGCCGCTCGCAAACACCTGATCAGCGATCGCTTGGTTACCCGCAGCGGTGAACGCGGAGCTGCCCCTCGAGCCGGCGCCACCCATCAGCTGGAGCAGCATGCTGACGGTTTGTTTCGTGAAGAAGCGAGCCATATCGGCCTGCATGCTCTTGAGCAAGTTCGAAAAGGAGAGCTTGCCACTCGTCGCCGCATCGGCCATCGCATCCTCGAGGCCGCCGAAGGCATTCGTAAACATGCCCTCGGTCTGAGTCGCGAGGTCGTTGGCCTCGTCGATGTAATTCGCGATAGCCTCACGAGCGCCAGTCGCAGCATCGCGCTGCTTCTCCTGAAGACGACTCCAATAGACGTCGTACTCGTTCAAAGCCTTGTCGCGAAACTCCTTGATAATCTCGATCTGCTTGTCAAGCTGATCCTTCTGCTCTTGGGTTTGCGCTGCGGCGCGCTCCCGCGTCGTATCCAACAGCTGCTGCTGGTACTTCTCGTTGATCTGAGTCAGACCCCGCAACCGATCGCGGGCAAGGTTTCCCTGGCCCATGCTGGCGATCTCGAGGTCGTGTTGGCGCTCAAGGCTGGTCAGGTAGTCCTCAGCCGCATCGCGCATCGCCTGAATATCTTTGATACGATTGCGGGCTGCGTTGGCTTGCGTAGTCTCGAGATTCTGCTCGGTGATATTCGTCTTACGACGAATGCGCTCGATCTCACTTTCGCTATCGGCAATCTGCCGGTTGAGCTGGATGACCTCAGCGTTATAACGGCGCTGGGCCTCGAGCTTCTCCTGCTCCGTGCCACCCGAGGCGTCGCGGCGCTCAGCAGCGATCTGCTTCTCCTCCTCGAGCCGTGCGATTTCCTGCTCGAGGGCTGCTTGACGTATACGAGCATCCTGATGAAGCAACTCCTTCCGACGCGCATAGTAATCCTCCTCGTCCACGAGACCGGCAGAGCGCAGAGCCTCGAGCCGATCGTTAGCGTTTTCATTGTCGGCAACAATGTCACCCAGGGCTCGCTGAATAGCAGCGATATCCGAACCTAGATCCTTGGCCCCGATCCTGATCTCGAGCTGGGCGAGCCGCTTGGCGGCTGCTTCGGCTTCGCGCTGAGCCTTCTTAGCACCCGAGTCCAGCGAGGATGGACGGGCCGCCGCCTGCATCTTCTTGATCTCGGCTTCCGACTTACCAGCCGCCAGGCCGGTCTCACGGATCTTCTTCGCGGTCTCCGCGTACTTCTCGGCAACGGTTTGGTGCTTCTTGGACAGCTCCTCCCAGGCGCGCCCGGCAGCCTTCGCAGCCTGGATATCCGCGAGGTTGTTGGCAATGCGTCGATCGTCGCCCGATAGCTCTGGGGTGCCGGCACCAGCTGGGTCGCGCTGGTTGGCGAACCGCTTCATGTCCTCCGTGGTCGCCTGGAGCTGGTTGGACAGGCTCTTGGCACGGCCCTCGAGCATCGCCATGTGAGTCAGCTGCGCCTGCGATGGGGCGGTGCCCGACTCCTTCCGGTAGTTCTCCAGCTCCTGAATAGTCTTGTTGATCTGATAAGAGAGCCGTGCGCTCTTGGTCTCCAGCTCGGATAGCTGATCCAGGCCTAGGAGCCTGCTCAGCAGCCCAGGGTCGACGATGATATTCGAGAAGGTCTCGACGCCTTCAGCGAGCTTTCTAGTAAGGCCATAGGCCTGATCGATCTTCCCGATCGAGACCTGGACCGCGTTCTGCAGCGCGGTGAGGGACTGTTCGAAGGTCTGCGGCATGCGAGCCGCTTCAGCGTTCAACGCACCGAGCTGCGCGATCAGCGCTGGAATCATCGAACCGGTGGTGAGCTCTCCCGCAGCGGCCATCGCCCGCAGCTCAGAGGTAGTCCGCCCCATGCCCTTGGCGATGGCCTCCATCAGCCGAGGCATCTGCTCGTTGACCGAGTTGAACTCGTCGCCGCGCAGCGTACCACTCGCGAAGGCTTGGCCTAGCTGCCGCAGTGCACCAGACGCTTCCTGCGCGTTGGTACCTGAGATGAGCATCGACTTGCCGACGGCATCCGTGACCTTCAGCAGGTCTTGCTCGGTTACCCCTGCGTCCTTCGTCGCCCGAGCTAGCGAGGTGTAGAGGTTGGTAGTCTCACCGAGGCTTTGCTTGTTCTTCTGCGCCTGCGCAAAGAGGTTGTTCTGGACGCGCTCGAGCTGCCCGGTGCTGTTAGTCACCAGGGCCAGCCGGGCGTTCATCAACGCATAGTTATCGGCAACCGCGATAACCTGGCGGGCAACGGTGACAAGGGCAAGGCCCTGCATCGCCCGACCGAAGGTCGTGATGGCACTCGCGACGCGGGCGGTGCTGGTCGACACCTGCTGCATGTCGCCAGCGAGGCGGCGCGACCTCCCACCGAGGGAGCCCATCTGGGCTTCCGTGCGAACACCGGCACTCGTAAGAGCACGGAGCCGCTCCGCCGCGGTCTGGGCAGCGGTGCTGTCGACCTGTATGCCGAGCCGGGCGATGTCACTCATCGTCTAGCTCTGCCTGCTGCGACCGATTCCGCAGTGTAATGATTTCGACCGCTTCCATTGCCCTGATGCCTTCAAAGACGTCAATCCACTCACCCTTTGGCACGCCTACCAACCTAAGCACCGTGGGCAACACCCCGTAATCCAAACCTGTCGCGCCGTAGTGGCTGAATCGCCACTGAGTCCGCATGGCGACGTAGACCTCGACCGTCGTCATGTTATCTGGCCATACCGCCACCTCTGCCGGCCGGTAATCCTCCTCGCTCAAACCGTATAGGGCCATCTCCTCGGGGTCAGGAGGTACCCATAACAGTCGGCGCGCACAGGTTTTCAGTTTCCCAATCGTTGCTGCGTGAGCTCCGCAAGATAGGCATCGCGAATGGCGAAGGAAGCACCACCGTAGTTCTCGAGTAGTGTGTGGAGGGCGTCCCTGCTGAACTCCTCGTCCACGTTTTCCCAGCCTGTCACCATGTCCATCAGATAATCGACGTCCTCCTTTTTCATCACCTCGGGGTCGCTGCTCCACTCCCGCAGAGCTGATCGAGTCCGGTGCTTGAAAATGAAGGTAATAGGTTTAGGTTCTCCTCCAGCCACAGGGATGGCGACCTTTGCTTTGAAGGTCGGATCTACTTTTAGTTTGAACATCAGCAGTTACCTCGTTGGATTAAGGTGCCGCGTACCTCATCGGGTCAGACAGCAGCGAGAGCGTGACTTCCACAGCCATGATCTCGTTCACCGTGAGGGTCGGCGTTTTGTTGAGGGAGATGTACGCGTTGTAGAAGATCGTCGCGCCCGAGGGCAGCGTGATCCGCACCGCGCGGGGCAGTCGGTCGTCGTTCGCCGCGCTCGCCAGCTGGTAGCCAGGCAGAGCCGGGTCGTCCGCAACCGTAAAGGAAAGGCCCGAGGCAGACTTGGTGGTTGGGATCCGCTGCTGCGTATCGCTTTCGAGCAGCTGATACTCCAGGAACTGCTGCTCACCACCCGAGGAGGCCGAGCCCAGGATTTGAGCCAGCTGAGTCCACGTGAGAACTTCCATGACGAAACCAGAGCCACCGCCCGCCGGGTAAAGGCTGGTGCTGGTGCTATTCACACCGGT